TGTTGAAAGTGCAGCAAGAATACGAAAAGGATAAGTCACAGAAACACCTGTTGAAAGATATCTCTCGTCTAAACAACCTGCAGATGGCGATGAAGATCGCATTGAACTCTGCTTATGGTGCGATGGGTAATCAATACTTCCGCTACTTTGATATTCGTATGGCTGAGGGAATTACTACTTCTGGTCAACTATCAATTCGCTGGATGGCGAATGAGTTTAACAAGTACATGAACAAAATCTTGAAGACTCAAGATAAAGATTACGTCATTGCCATTGATACAGATTCAATCTATCTGACCATGGAAGATCTGATTGAAAAGGTTTGTGCAGATAAAGATACTACTGGTAAGATCAAATACATGGACAAGGTTTGTGAAGAAATCTTCCAACCATTTATGGATCAGACTTATCAGAAACTAGCAGAGTATATGAATGCATATGCTCAGAAGATGCAAATGAAGCGTGAGGTATTGGCTGACAAAGCAATTTGGACTGCGAAGAAACGCTATGTTATTAACGTACACAATTCGGAAGGAGTCCAATATGCGAAACCTAAGATCAAAGTTATGGGTTTGGAAATGGTCAAGTCGAGCACGCCAGCTGTTATTCGTGACAAACTTAAAGATTCGCTACAAGTTATTCTTGCGGGGAATGAAAAAGACCTACACAAGTATGTTACAGAATTTAAAAAAGAATTCGACCAACTCGCAGTAGAAGATATCGCATTCCCTCGTTCTTGTAATGGTGTGAAGCAGTATGCTGGTAGTCCAATCTACACAAAGGGAACACCGATTCAGGTTCGTGGTGCATTGCTTTACAATCATCATCTGAAGCGACTTGGACTTGATAAAAAGTATCAGGCAATTCGTGATGGTGATAAGATTAAGTTTGTTTATCTACGTACACCGAATCCTATTCAGGAAGATGTGATTGCTTTCAGTCAGCATTTGCCAAAGGAACTTGGACTGGAATCATACATAGATTACGACAAACAATTCGAAAAAGTATTTCTTGATGCACTTCAGATTGTAATTGAACCACTTCGATGGAAGACTCAAGAAGAAACTTCACTGGAGGATTTCTTTGGCTAATATTAGAGTGATCAAAAAGGGAATCAATGTATCAAAGATTCTAAAACAACTGCAACAGTATCCAGAGGATTGGGGTGCACAGAAAGAGATTGATGGAGTGCACGATCTGGTTAATGAGTTTGGATTCCCTGCTGTTCAGGCAGGTGTGCTACAGTTAAAGATTGGAACAGTAGAATCAATAGAACAATATGTAGGTGATAGTCAAACTTCTGCCGAAACACCAGCTTATCATCGTCACACAGAGGTTGTTAGATTCTTGAAGAGAAACTTTAAGAAGTTTGATCGTTGCGGATTCTTATCACTGCCAATTGGTGGAGAGGTAGGACAACATATTGATATCGGAGAGTATTATCAAACGAGAGATCGTTATCATCTTGCAATACAAGGTTCATATGATTACACAGTTGGTGGAGAAACTGCAAGAGTCGAAGCAGGTGATTTAATCTGGTTTGATAACAAGAAGTCGCATGGAACTAAGAATGTTGGAGATTGCATTCGCATCACATTTGTATTTGATGTACCACATTCCAAGAATAATCCATAATTGCCTTGCAAGTTAAAATATCGTATAATAGGAGATACAAATGAAAGTGCTAAAGTTTTACGCTGATTGGTGTGGTCCATGCAAAGGATTATCACAGGTAATCAAAAACGCAGGTGACAAAGTCACAATGGAAGTAGAGAATGTAAACATCGATGAGAACATTTTCTTAGCACAAGAACATAAGATTCGTTCAGTCCCAACTATGATTGTTGTCGATAGTGATGGAACAGAAATAAGAAGAAAAGTTGGAGCGATGAACGAAGAACAATTGATTGAATTTCTGAAAGGTTGATATGGGTATCTTAGACAAAATTAAAAAGAATTCTACCATTAAAGACTCTGCTATTCTGGCTGAGTCAAAATTCTTCACAAAGAAGGATATGATTCCGACCACAATCCCAATTATCAATGTGGCATTGTCTGGTCGTCTTGATGGTGGTCTTACTCCAGGACTTACAATGTGGGCTGGTCCAAGTAAGCACTTCAAGACTGCATTTAGTTTGCTAATGGCAAAATCATACCTTGACAAGTATGAAGATGCAGCGTTGCTGTTTTATGATTCAGAGTTTGGTACACCACAATCTTATTTCGATACATTCGGTATTGATACAGATCGTGTTCTTCATACTCCTGTTACCGATGTTGAGCAGTTGAAGTTTGACATTATGCAACAACTCAATAATATTGAGCGTGGTGATCGAGTGATGATTGTTGTTGACTCTATCGGAAACTTGGCTTCTAAGAAAGAAGTTGAGGATGCATTAGATCAGAAAGCAGTGGCTGATATGAGTCGTGCAAAACAAATGAAGTCACTGTTCCGTATGGTTACACCCCATCTTTCTTTGAAAGATATTCCGATGGTTGTAGTGAATCATACATATAAAGAGATTGGTATGTTCCCCAAAGATATCGTTGGCGGTGGTACTGGGTCATACTATTCTGCAGATAACATTTTTATTCTTGGTCGCCAGCAAGAAAAAGAGGGGACAGAAATTGTTGGCTATAATTTTATCATCAATGTCGAAAAGTCTAGATATGTCAAAGAAAAGTCTAAGATACCTGTTACTGTATCTTTTGATGGTGGCATTAGCCGTTGGTCTGGTTTACTTGATATTGCTCTTGAATCTGGGCATGTAGTAAAACCAAGCAATGGTTGGTATGCAAAAGCTGGTGAAGATAAAAAGTATCGCATCAAAGAAACAGAAAGTAAAGAATTTTGGATGCCAATTCTAATGGACAAGTCTTTCTATGACTTTGTAAAGAGTAAGTACTCAATGGGTATTGGAGAAATGATTAAGTCTGATGACTTGGATAAAGCATTAGAAGAACTAGAGTTTGAAGATGAGTGACCACCAATATACAGTTCTTGAGAACAAACACAATGGCATGCATGCTATTAAGTTGACATCTGGTCCATTTGAGGGTATAATTTATACATATGGTAAAGTTTCTTTCGATGAAGATGAAGCCAATGACAAAGTTACAATCTCTTTTGAATACGAAATGATTGACAATGCAAACAAGGGTATGACTGATATGAAACCCTTTGAGAAGTGCATTGGAAAGATTCTAGAAGAACTTATACATATTGGTATTAAAGATAATAATTTGACATACACAGGCGGTGTTGATGAGAATAGAGCAAACGATTCTGACGAATCTGATACACGATGAGCAGTATTGCCGAAAAGTAATTCCATTTATTAAACGAGAGTATTTTGCAGAAAGAAAAGAATCCATCCTCGCATATGAGATTGTAGAATTCTTTAACAAGTATAACAAACCTGCATCTAAAGAAATCCTCGCAATTGAAGTTGGTAATAGGAAAGATCTTTCCGACAAAGAACTTGTTGAACTAACCGATCACATCGGTAAATTAAATCATGAAAAGACTAATGAAGACTGGTTGTTGGAAAACACAGAAAAGTTTTGTAAAGACAGAGCAGTCTATAATGCAATTCTAGCTTCTATTAAAATTATTGATGGTAATGATAAGGTTCATACACAAGATGCGATTCCTTCTATTTTATCTGATGCTCTTGCCGTTTCATTTGATAATCATGTCGGTCACGACTACTTGGATGATCATAATTCGAGGTATGATTTTTATCACAGGGTGGAAGAGAAGATTGCTTTCGACTTGGAGATGTTCAACAAGATCACCAAAGGTGGACTCAGTAAGAAAACACTGAACATTGCACTCGCTGGTACTGGTGTCGGTAAGTCTTTGTTCATGTGTCACGTGGCTGGATCTTGTTTGAATCAGAATAAAAATGTTTTATACATAACAATGGAGATGGCTGAAGAACGAATCGCTGAACGTATTGATGCGAATCTTCTGAACCTGACCATGGACGAACTCAAAGTGATTGACAGGGATATTTACGAAAGTCGTATTGAAAAGATTACCAAAAAGACACAAGGTAAACTTATCATTAAAGAATATCCAACTGCGAGTGCACATGCTGGTCATTTCCGTGCATTGTTGGAAGAATTAAAGTTGAAGCGAGAATTTAAACCTGATATTATCTTTATTGACTATCTGAACATCTGTGCTAGTCAGAGAATGAAGCAGGGGGCAAATGTTAATTCTTATACATATGTAAAGGCAATAGCAGAAGAGTTAAGAGGATTGGCTGTTGAATACAACGTACCTATTGTTAGTGCAACTCAAACAACTCGATCTGGATTTACAAACTCAGATCCAGGACTTGAGGACACTTCAGAATCTTTTGGTTTGCCTGCAACAGCAGACTTCATGTTTGCACTGGTGAGTAATGAAGAATTAGAAGCATTGAATCAGATCATCGTAAAACAGTTGAAGAATCGTTACAACGATCCTAGTTTTTATAAGAGATTCGTAGTGGGTATTGATAGAGCGAAGATGAAACTCTATGATACAGAAGCATCAGCACAAGATGGTCTTGCCGATGCTGGACAGGATGACGATGAACCTATGTTTGATAAGTCTTCATTTGGTAAACGACAGAGAGCAGAATCGTTCGATGGATTTAAGTTTTAGGAGAAAAATATGGCAGTAAAAGTTATTGTTGCTGATAGAAAATATGACTGTAAACATCTAGAAGGTCAATTCGTTGATGAGTCACACTACGACATTCTTGTCGAAGAAGATTGTGATGTGTATATGCCTGCACCTCACGGAGAAGATCCTTATAGTGAAGAAAGAATTGTTTTCAAGTTTCGTAAAAACTGGTTCACAAAAGAAGAACAAGAACAGGCATATCTTGGTCTGAGAGAAGCTGCAACTGAAACGCAGAATCGTGGTATGGCTGCTGGTCCACGAGAGGGTAAACTTGGTAATCGTGAGTGGGTTACTGATTATGAATTTGATGTAATCCAACATTTCAGCAATCCAAAATCTAATCTGTTTGGCTCTGATCCAGTCGAAGAAATTAAACAGAAACATCAGAATAAGAAACCAGAACCATCTAATAAAAACAACGTGTGGTCTATCCAAGCAGTCAAGAAAGATGAGTTTGACTTTGAGAGATGGGTAGACAGAACTAAACTGCTATCTCCTGAAGATCAAAAAGAAGAAACAAGGAGAATGGTACAGAAATACATCTGTCAAACCACTTATGCCAATGGTGTTCTTTCTGGAATTGCTGGATGGTTCGATCGTTATCCACGTATTCCTTATGGTCGTGCGACATCCTACACTGCAAACAATCCTCAGAAGTTTGCTATGGCATATCCATTCTTACAACATTTGGCTAGAGGTTTCAAAGAACTGCTACCATGGCGATATGAGAATCAGATGAAAGCAGCAAGGAAACTCGATCCTCGATTCCTAGTTCCTGATACACCATTCACAACCATCACTGTCAATAATACTTTCAGAACAGCTGCACATTATGACGCAGGTGATTTAAATTCTGGTCTGTCAAATCTGTTGACACTTTCCAATGATGGAAGATACTCTGGTGGATATTTGATTGCGCCTGAGTATCGTGTTGCAGTGAATCCTCGTCCTGGAGATATGCTACTAATCAACAATCATGAAGTAATGCATGGTAATACTCCTATCGTTTGCGAAGAAGGTTCAGAGCGTATCTCTTTGGTTTGCTACTTCCGTGAGAAGATGCTTGAACTTGGTAGCAAAGAATACGAAGACTGTCGTTATGACTTTGTTGAGTCACGCAGATTAAACAAAGACCATCCTGGACACAAACTTGAAGATGGTTCAGATCGTCATCTTTGGAATGGTGTGAGTCCTGCAATGTGGGAATCTGATGAGTGGTATCAATACTGCGAATCAAAACTTGGTCGTGAAACTTTGATGAAGTATCATCCAGAAGCAGAGAAAAATTCACTTGAGGAGTTCTTCGGATAATGTGTGCAGTTATTGGTGCCATCCTGCTGGAGCCAACTAAGCAGGACTTTGCTATGTTACGTCGTGTGTTCCTTGAGTCTAAGATTCGAGGGATGCACGCTACAGGCATGTCATTCCTACCGAAGTGGAGTGACAAGATTGAAATAATCAAAGAGCCTATCCCAGCCCATGAGTTTATCTTCAAACATCTACACGATGACAATTTGAAAGACATGGTTGCCGAAGATGGTAATCTTTATATGATTGGACACTGTCGTTATTCAACTAGCGATCTTGAATACAATCAACCAATGTTTTACAATGAGAAGTCAATTGTGCATAATGGTGTTATTACTCAAGAGTTGCCTGAGAACTGGAAAGACATCTATGGATACGATTGCATCACCAAGAATGATAGTGAATTGGTTTTGCATTCCAACGATCCACTGAGAGAGTTTTCTCACATGTCTATGGGTGTTGTTGAGTTGCATCAGGATCGCAGGATTCGTTTCTATCGAAATGGTAAGCGTCCATTATATTTGTCTTCTATCTCAAATGGATGTATAATTACATCTACTGCTGATATTGCTATTCGTTCGGAGATTCCAGGAATACCAGTAGAAGTTTTAATGAATCACTATATCACTTTTGATAATGAACTTGCAATGATGATTGAGAAGGTTGATGTAGAAAACGCAAAAGACTTACAACATTATGAACTTTGTTAATTCTACGAAAGTAGAAGAAATAATCAAAAACAGTCCAGCTGGTAAGAACACCAAGTTCTTATCGGCTGCACATTCATTGTGGTATCGTTTTCATAACTATGACAAAGCACCACCAATGGCATATGAAGATAATGGTGAGATCGTTTCTTTAATTTTTGCAACACACAATCGTGATGGTTATGCGAATCTTTATGAAATTGTCACACTGGAAGGGAAAGAAGGAAAGGGATATGCTTCAAAATGCTGGGAAACATGGATCAAATATGCAGCTGAAGAAAGAAAGTCAACAAGACTTAAAATATCTTGTACTCCATCTTCAGTCACTTGGCATTACAGAAATGGTCTCATCTTCTGGGCAGTTGACCCCACAGGTAGTCTCCGCTCTGACCAACCTTTATTCCCCACTCGTGCTGAGCAAATCGCATTTAGAGATGCTGCTATCGTCAGTCCAATCTCGGCTCTGCCTCCTTATAAAGCAAGAGATCAATTCAGAACAGAAGGATTAGAATCTTATACATGGGGTGAGAAAAAGAAAGCAAAAACACAAACAGCAATTGATGCAGTCGGTAAAGCATGGTTGCGTGATGCTTTGATGGAACAACCTACATTAGAAGAATTTTTAGTATAATGGATTATCGTTTAGCAGAAAATCGCAGGGAAGCGTTCATTCGTTGGTATGCATGGTCATTAAAGTATGACGATTGCGATCCAGCTGTATGGTGCACCAACTATCTACATAAAAGATATGAACACAATGATGAACAGCGTTTGTGGTTAGCGTGGTTGTATGGTAACACTTACTATCTTCCAACTGCTTGGATTCTTATGAATGAGTTTCCTGACTTTGAACTTGCAACAGTTGATAGAATGGAACAGTGGAACACTGCCAACTATAAACGATTACGTTATCAAACTGATACTAAATGGAACAAGGGTCATCTCCCTGCCATGTTCGCATCATATCAAAAATTTATTGGGGATAAAACGCAACGAGAAACATTGGAGAGTTATTATGGATACACTGAGGAAGAGAACTTTGATGCTTTGTGGAAAGTCATTAAGTCTGGGTTGCATAAGTTTGGTCGTTACTCCACTTGGTTTTATCTTCAGCATCTTAAGCACACTGCTGGTGTCCCTGTTAATCCTACTTCTCTCATGCTGGATGATTACGATGGCTCTCGTTCTCATCGTAATGGACTTCTTTATACCCTCGGCAAAGATGACGATTATGATAGAAAACTCACTAGAGCAGATTATGCAAACCTTGAGTCACAAGCGTATGAGATTCTTTGCGAGACGCAAGCGAGATTTCCAGAGTTGGCGAACCAGATAGATTACTTCACTATGGAAACCTGTTTGTGTTCATACAAAAAGATTTTCCGTGAACATCATGGTCGTTATCTTGGATACTATCTGGATCGTCAAGCAGAAGAGATTATGCAATGCGAAAGAGATGGATGGTATGGAATTGATTGGGATGTGTTATGGCAATCCAGAGAAGAAACAATTGATCTAAGACTAGACCACAAACGTGGGATTAACAAAGAAAGATTTAGTTCATTCCTAAGAACAGGTAAAATTGAAAACTTAGAATGGATGTTTAACGATGAACAACCACTATTTGAAGGACTGGAGCAATTTATATGAGTGACACCATGAGCACAACAGTATCATCTATTTCAACCATTGGTCCACTAACAACTACAGGAGTAACTTCTTATACAGGCAATGGATCTTATGGAACTATAGCGATTGGAGTTATCACTGATAACTTACTGGACAAATATGAATTCAATAAAGTCGTAGTCGATCACAAGGTGCAAGAACAAGAGTTGATGAAACTTAAAGAGGTTGCACCAGACTATGCGAACGAAATCAAAGAAAACTTGGCTAAGAACGCTGCAAGAGATATAATTAAAAAGATGTCCTTTACAAGAAAACACGACAAGGATACTGATGTTCATCATTTTATCGGTCGTGTATGGGTATTTACTGAGGAAGAATTAAAGAAGTTGATTGAGGAAGTTAAAAATGCTTAAAGATAATTTCGGAATTTCAGACACTATTTCGATTCAATTGATTCGTGGAGAACCAAAGATGAGGAAGATGATTGCAGTCGGTGGTAGTCCAGGAACAGGTAAGACTACTCTGTTTCGTAAGTTTATGGAAGGTAAAACTTGGGAAAAAGTCGAACCTAAGAAAATGCTTCCAGCAATGTATTGCAAAGAGTTAGATCTCTATGTTCTCGGAAAGTATGAAGATGGCGAAACCTTCGCAGGAACAGATCGTCTAAGTATGGCTGTCCAGCCCATCGCTCAGGAATTCGTATCGGAGTGTCAATCGAACATCCTATTCGAGGGAGATCGAATCTTCAATCAGTCTTTCCTAGAGTTTGCTATGGGACTACCGAATACCGATTTACAGGTGGTTTTCCTTAAAGCACCTAAGGAGATCCTAGAAGCACGTTATAAGGATAGAGGATCCGATCAGTCCGAGACTTTCCTAAAAGGTCGGGAGACTAAATATAGTAATCTATTATCCAACTTTGAACTGATGCCCTATATTACTGAGTTTGTTAATACTAACTTAGAGGAGCAGGGGAAAGTTCTTGCATTCCTGGAGAAGCACTTAGTCCAGTAGTGTTGGGATTTTCCGTAATGTAAAATGTCATTTCTGGAAAATGCCCACTTCGATTGGATGGATATGCTCAATTTTCATGAGCGTCCATTTAGGGCTACATTTGTCCCAGCAAAAGTCTGGAAAGACCTAGACAAGTATGTTAATGACGAGATAGGTCTTGCTAACTACTTTAAAAAGTGGCGAACAAAAATCGAATGGCGAACTGAAAAGTCTAAAGCCAAACTGTACGAAAAATACATCTCTATCGGTGGTGAATATGATGCCGAGAATCGCCAATGTATTATTCAGATCTACACAGATCGTTTCCGTACATTTAAATTCGACAAAGATACTTGGGAACGATTCAAGTTCAAATTGATTCAAGTTGAGATGCATGAGCTAATACACTTCATGCAATATGATCGCAGAGATGATGAGTGTAGCAATTACATTCTTCCATATAAAAAGGTAAAGCATGCAAAGAGAGATGCAGAGCGTAGATACCTTTCAGAGTTTGATGAGATACAAGCATACGCACATTGTGTCTTATTAGACTACAAATTAAACAAACCATCCATACCCACTCAAACTCTTATTTCTCGTTCGAGAACATACAGAGATTCTAAAACTCTCCACTACATCCTACGCACATTCAACTACGATTATCGCAATAATCATGCTATTCCAAAGCTGTTTAAGCAGATTATGAAATGGGATCGTAAGTATCAGAAAATCAGCAGAGCATCCAGAAGACCTAAATAATCCAGAGAATTTTATTCTGGAGATATTGATGGCTGGTAAACTAAACGAAGGCGATGTGATCGAAGGTATCTTTACCATCGGTCTCGCTTTGTTCATTGTAGACGGTAAGGTTGACAAAACCAAGCTGAATAAAATAAGAACCCAGATTGATACCAAGTTGTTCAATACTGGTCGTTTTAAGATGACTGTTGCAAATGGTGTCACAAGAAACAAAGGTAATAGACCACCTGACATTTTTAATGTTGGGTTTGAGATGCGTCTAAAACCAGAGTCTGTTGTTGGCGCATTTGGAAAAGACTATGATCAAGTTTACTATAAGTCTTCAAAAGATATCGGCAACATAGACAAAAAGATTGATCAATTGATTAAAGCGATTGATTATGGTTCATTTAGCAGAAGAGTCGCTACGGTAACCAATCAATTCTTGGATAACAATGTGGGCGAGGTAGTAGACTTCACTGTAATTGCAGATGGTATTGCTGGTGAATCAAGTGGTGGTGCGATTAAAGGCGATGTGTCTTTAGAGGTATATGCAACTGCTCGTGGTAAGACTAAAAGAATACATGGTGGAACTATACCATTTTCTCTTAAATCAGAGAGTGTGACAGTTGCTAATTTATCTCCATATCGTGGAATGCTTGACATTGCTGAAGCATTAAATATAAAATGGGATGGCAAAGAGAAATACGAAAGATTGTCTAGACCATTTGCTGGTCCAGTGGAACAGAAAGCGAAGTTTGAAATGATAACTTCGATGTATAATGATTTGAAGAAAGAGATCTCTCTTAAATCATCTTCAAACACATTTACAAAAGATGCATTAAAATTTTTGGGTAAGAATATATTTGGTGATGACCTAGCTGATGTTGTTGATATTCAGAAAGGTAAAGTGAAAGAGATAACCACAAATTACTTTAAAGAGATTGAAGAAAAAGCAATCCTTTATGTTGTAGAAAAGGGAAACAATTTGATCTTTGTAGATAAGAAAACTCAAGATCCAATTTTCCAAATAAGAACTAAACTAAGACCACCACCTGCCAATGAAGCAAAGTTTTATCTAGAAGTTGGTAAGGGTATCTATGCAGAGTAAACCACTATGTTAAAATTTAAATCATTTCTTAAAGAAGAAGTTAGCAAACTTCTAGTAGAGAAAGCACTCAGCAGTGCAGTATCGTCAGATGACAAAGGTAAGTTGCACGAACTACTATTATCAAAACATCTTCACCCAAATAATACTTTACCTGAGCACCATCGTTCAGAATCTGAGAACGAAGACCATGCTGGTACACCTCAACAGGTTCACGATCGTCTTAAGAAAAAGATTGGTGATGCAGCATACAACGAGATTGATTCACATTCTAAATCTACTGCTGAAGCATTAAAGAAACATTTAGTAGATTCAGGACACCTCAAACCTGGACATACAATTGGTAATGTGCATTGGACATCCAATGCTGATACGGAGAAGAAACCTGGAGATCATGAAAAGACAACTGGTGTGAAAGATGTCAATTCAAACGCTGATTTGATTTTAACTATTCACGATAAGAATGGTAAACAGATTGGTCATCATGGTGTCTCTGCAAAGTACGGAACAAACAAAGAACCAAACTATCGCAATCCTGGACTTGAGTCTATGGAAAAGACTGCGAATCTTCCTGCTGGATCTTTAAACGCAAACATGAAAGCACATCACGCTGGCATGGAAAAATTAGGATATCATGGCTCTGCTGAAGAACGCCACTCACAATACAAAGTGGATGTCATGGGTATTGATGCAGCTAGAAAAGAACATGAACGTCTTTCTGCTCTTACTTCTATGGGCAGAAAGTTATCTGGAAAAGAAAAGAATTTACATAAACATCTAGAGATGTTTGTTTCTGCTCACGATAAACATAAGAATCCTGATCAATTTTTACAGCAAGCAAAAACTCGTGCTTCTCAAGCAGAAGCATCTGCTCTGGTTGGCAAACAAGCTGTTGCTAAAAAGTTCGCTGAAGGTTTGGCGAAACATGATGACAAATCATTACGTAAAGTAATTAATGACCACGTTTCTGCTCCAACAATTATCCCACATACAGTTGCTCATTCTCATGTTCAGGATGATGGTTCATCAAAACCAATTGTAAAACATGCTGATAAAATTGCCAACGACCATCTAGATAACTTTGAAAACCTGCACGTACATCATAGTGGTGGTATCGCTGTTAATATCAAAGGAACACATAAGAAGACTGGCAAGGTTATGAACGTCGCTACGATGACAGTTAAGGGATCCTCTGGTCCACACAAGGGTGTAGTAGGGGCATTTAGCCTTAAATAAGACATGAAAACAACAGCTTATAATCCCCTAAAGTCTGTAGGGTTATTGTTGTCTTTAATTGCAATTTGCGGTATAATAAAGGTATGAAAAGGTTTAGAGAATACATAGAAGAATCGGCAGTAGAACCGACTGGGAGTCTAACGATATTCGATATCGATGATACTCTCTTCCATACCACTGCTCAAATCGCAGTTGTCAAAGATGGCGAGACAATCGCCAAACTCACTAATAATGAGTTCAATACCTACAAGTTAGGTGACGGAGAATCCTTCGACTTCTCCGAATTTAGAGATGCACATAAGTTCTATCACGAAAGCAAACCGATTGGTAGAATGCTGGCAAAAGCCAAAGCAATCTTGGCTAACTCTGTTAAAAATCCGCTAAGTAAAGTTATCATTATCACTGCTCGTGCAAACTTTGACGACAGAGATAAGTTTCTCGCAACTTTCCGTAAATATGGTTTCGACATTGATCGTGTTCGTGTTGAACGTGCTGGTGAGTTAGTCGGAAATGAAATACCTGCGGTAAAGAAAGTTATCATAGTTAGAAAATATCTTGCTACAAATAATTACAAAACTGTTAGATTGTTTGACGATTCGATGAGCAATTTAAGAGAGTTCCTAAAACTACGCAACGAATTTAAGGATGTCAAGTTCGAAGCATTCTTTGCGAATCCAGACGGATCTGTAAAAGTTATTAAATGAAAACACTAAAAAGTTATATCGTAGAACAAAAGAATACCCACATGACACATGTGGAAGATTTAGTATTTGATGGTGGAGTTGAGGGTACTCGTCGTGCCATTAATTTCCTAAGAGATCTGCGTGACATGCTTGCTGGTCATTCTAAGACCAAA